GGGGGCGAGGACTAGCAAAGTTATGTATGTATACACACATACATACACTCGCACGCGTTTTAAAAACCCTGGGGTGCTTTACAGCACCTCACACTGCTACTTGCAACACTGCACGGCACTGCTTGGCAGGCTGCACTGCACTGCATTGCAAGAACTAGCAGGGCAGGCGGTTACAACTGCACAATCTCGTGCGCTGTATAAATCGCCCGCGCCCCGCCCCGCATTGTTTAAACACTCAAGCACTGCAGCGCTCACTGGCTAATTGTTGAAAGTTCAACCAATCACGGGCAGCGCTGCAATCTGCTGCCAATCGGTAACATGCAAAAAACCCAATAAAATCACAAGCAATCTCACAACCGCGTTTTACCAAATCTCACAAAACCATTGTTTTACACTGCTTTTTTGCTTGTTACTCACTTTCCAATTTCATGGCGTGAGAGGTTGCAGCGTGGCACGGCGTGAGCATCGTTTAAACCGTTTTACCAAAACACGCAAAAAACCAGTGTTTTACGCTGTTTTTTAGGTGCTTGTAATTGTTTAAACTTTCCTTCATACTTGTGCCACTGGCGCAACACGGCGCCGATTGACTGGAAAGGCTCAAAACATGGCACGCCATGCAGCACAAGAAAACGCGGTGAAGCAGACAACCCGCCTCCGCAAAGTTCTTTGCGAGGTTGACGGTTACATCGCTCGTATCTCTCGCTCAACCCTTATCACCTACGGCAGCCCAATCTGCCCTGCTTGCAATCAACCAATGCGGGAGGCTCGCTAACCATGACAACTACTTTTGGAATGGAGTTTGAAATCCAAGGTCTAAACCCTGACCGCGCTGCTCGTTGTTTAAACGCTGCAGGCATCGCCTGCGAAACCCCACGCTCAACTCATGAAACCGCCGACAACTGGAAAGCCGTTTATGACGGCAGCGTTTCCAACGGCGCAGAGGTTGTTAGCCCAATCCTCAACCCTGCCCGCCTCAACGAGGCTCACAAGGTCACCAAGGCGCTCAAAAACGCGGGCGCTCGCGTTGACCGTGCTACGGGTTTTCATGTTCATATTGGCGTTAATGCCTTTGGCGAATGGGGAAACGGTGGCGAGGATAATCTTGCCCGCTTTGTTCTCAACTGGTACGCAGTACATGGCGCAATCGCTGCACTGGTAGCGCCAAGCCGTTTAAACAATCGTTACTGCTCAATTCTTGACCGCCGATACGCGGAGGCTCAAGCCAATTTCACCGCCAATCAAAACCGTGGCGCAATGAATGGAAACCGCTATACCTCGCTCAACCTTGAATCCATGCACCGCCACGGCACCGTTGAAATACGCCTACACCAAGGCACGCTCAACGGCGTGAAAGCCATCGCGTGGGCGCAATTCGTGGCGAGCATGATAAACGCCAGCGTAAACGGCTCAGACCTAACAACGATTAACGAACTCAATCCATGGTCTGTTGGCACACTGCCACAGGTTGAAACCTGCAAAACCCTGTTAGATGCGCTCGTTGTGACTGGCAACCTCAACGCCTCAACGGGTGACTGGCTCAAGAACCGCGCCACCAGTTTAAACGGGTAGCAGGTAGCCCGCCCCTAGTGGGCACGCGTAGGTGCAATCCCTACGGCGGGCACGAACACGGCGGAAAGCCCGCCCGTGTTTAAACGAAAGGACTGGCAGACATGACCGATTACATGATTGAAGCGGTGGCATGGCTTGAGCGTAACGCTTGGGCATTGGCAATCGTTGCAGGCGGTATCATCGGCGTACTAGTTTACGCGTAACGGTGACGGGTTGACGGGTTAGCCGTTGACTAGGTGCAATCCCTAGCAACCCACGAACGCCACGGAAAGCCCGTTGCGTTTAAACAGAAAAGGACTGGAAACCATGTACGAACAACCAACAGCACGCGAGCAGTTCGCCCGCGATTGCATGCTTGTATTAGAAAACACACGCCCCGCATACGAACACATCATGAAGAAAGCCAAGCGTTTAAACGCTAACGGCGAACCAGCGAACACGAACACGCACGCGTTGGCTGAATTTATCCGCGACTATGTGGAGTTTTCTATCGGCTTTTCTGTTGATGCCAAGCAGAAAGAGGCGGGAACCGTGGGCGCGTTATTGATTGCGCAACTCTGCACGGGTTGGGGAATTAATCCCTTTTATGACATGGCGCAAGACTTCATGAAAGCAGCAGCAGAAAGTGCAGGTGTTTAAACATGAATCTAAAACAACACCGCGAAATGCTGGAACGCCACGCAGACCGAGCCGAACGGGAACTTGGCGAACTTAAGAACCTGCTCGCCAAGGCGTGCCATGTAAACGCGCTTAACGAACAGGAACTTGAGAACCTTGTGGAACTTGTGCGCGAGTACGAGGGAACTAAATCACTCTACGAAGGACTAACCGAACAACTAGAAAGTGCAGGTGTTTAAACATGTTTACTTGGCAACGCACTGAGAACGGCGAAACCTCCGCAATCTGCACAACCTGCGGGCGTATCTACAGCATGAGCAGCGAATGGGACAGGGCTAACCTTGACTGGCACGAACACGAAAGGGCGGGTGTTTAAACATGTATACGAACGCTCTCCCTTGGTGGCTGCAATGGATAGACGGCAGCGCCCTGCTACTGATTGCGCTGCTCATGTGGGCACTGTACAAGGTGCGCAACTCATGAGCGCCACAAAGTACAACGACAAAAACCAGTGTTTAAACTGTGGCGAATCATTCTATGACCCACACCAGCCAACCTGCGTGTGGTCAGATGACTACCGTTTAAACATGATTACATGTGGCGACTGCCTGCGCTCTGATTGCGCTGGCTGCACCATGTGATACACTTCACCCATTAACCAACCAACAACAGACTGGAGATACAAAATATGTGCGGAATCGCAGGCTATTGCCTAGACCCCAAGCATTACTCACGCATTACCACGAGCGACCTCGCAGGGCAGATGCTCTACGACATTGAACACCGTGGACAACACGCAACAGGCGCTGCATGGATTAACCCACGCAACGGCAGGCGTGTCATTAGCAAAGCGCCAACCAGCGCCACAAAGTTCGTGCCCAAAGCAGGCTCACGCCTATGTGACGGCGCAACCACTGCAATCTTGCACACACGATGGGCAACTCAAGGCTCACCGAGTATCGCAAGCAACAACCACCCAATCCCACGCGGTAAAATCGTACTCACACACAACGGACACATCAGCAACGACACCGAATTGTTTAAACAACTAGGTGTTCCTCGCGTTGGTCAGGTTGACAGTGAGGCTGCTGCTGCACTGATTGCCTTCTCCGATGGCAAGCCTTGGGAAATCCTGCCCGAACTCTATGGCACGGCAGCGCTCGCATGGATTACACAACACGACCCACGAACGCTACACCTAGCCCGTGTCAATTCCTCCCCGCTATGGCTCGCGCAAGCAAACACAGGCTCGTTGTTCTACGGCTCAACACAGGAAACTGTAGAGAACGCTGCAATCATGGCAGACTGCGAGATTGATTGGCTACATGAAGCAGCAGAGGGCGAGTACTTCAAGGTGCGTGACGGTCATGTGACCGAGTATCAAACCTTCACGCCTCGCACATACGAACGCACAAACTGGTGGAGCAGTTACAGCCAGCCTGCCTACGCAACCGAACTTGATTACTTGGGCAGATACAACCAACGCAAGGCGGAAAAGTACGCTCGTTGGTGGGAGGACAAAGAGGACCTAGCCTTCTAATAGTTTAAACAAGAGAACCCTCGCTGCGGCGGGGGTTTTTTTGTGCGCACAAATTGTAGCCAGATTATCTCTACTGTTTAAACAGTTCACTCACCGCCGCCTGGAACCAGGTGTTCCATTACCTAGTGTTTAAACAAATCAAAAATTATTTTTTATTTTTGCCTGGAACTTCCTTGACTTTTGTTTTACATGTGCGCAATACTTACACCATGACAGAACAACAAAGAACACAGCAAGATATAAACACACTTCGCGCTAAGTTATTTAACAAAGCCGAACACATACTGAGAGAACTCTATCGTGAGGACTTTCAGGTTATCTACGCCGAACTCTGCAAAGAGGCAGGCATTACTTGCCCACGCAATGACAAAGATGCAGTGCGTGCAAGATACCACCAACTAATCAAAGACATGAAACGACAGGAGAAATAAACAAATGTACCTAGCGACTGGAGAAATGGTAGGAATCATCATCGCATTAATCAGCGCACTAACCGTGCTTGGTTTTGCCATGAAAGACAACGCCCGTTTAAACAAGTACAACACATACCTACGCAAGCGTAACTTAGAACTGCTCAAGAAACTTGAGAACTCAGTAGAAAGACCGTTTTGAAATGAGTACCTGCGGAGTCTGCGGTGGCACCATATCAAACACGCTGGTACCACACGGAGCAATCTGTGATGACGACATAAAAGCACCAAGCATCAACGACCTAATGAAATCACTAGACGAAGAAGAAATGGAGGGAGAACATGAGTAAACAAAGACCAGTCAAAGGTGTAGTAATACGCCCCGATGGAACGCATGAGGAGAAGTTGTTTAAACAATTACCTGACTACCAAACAGGTGTTGATGGAACGATTGATGCCGTGCGTTTATACGATTACAACGGCATGGAAGTAGCCAACCTCTATGTGAATGATGATGGACTACTGATTGGCTTGCCACTGAATCCAATGGCGAGCGCTCTATCTTTCCTATTCGGCAACACGCCCCACCTTGTGGGCAATGTAGTTGCAGTAGGCAAGGCTGATGATGAAGGCTACGACACAGACCTTCCTGAATACTTACTCACACTGATACGAAACATCAGTGCCAAACAGGAACAGGAAGCATAATGTTTAAACGATTAGTCGCCATCTTCCTCATCGTCACTGCATCGGTGGCGATAGACGACAGGTTTTTTGACAAATCACATGTGCCTCTCACACCATCGGTTAATGATGGCAAGGTGGCAGGCACAGTGGTCGCCTTCTATGAGAACGAATACCAGCGTTATGCAGTGGACATGCTCATACAAATGAACAAGTTAGAACAATGGACATGCCTCTACACACTATGGACACGAGAGAGTAACTGGAATCCACGCTCTCTCAATCGCAAGTCAGGCGCGTATGGAATCGCACAGTTCATGCCAGCAACATGGAAACTTGTAGGGTTTAAACGCACTGATGATGGGTTCGTACAAGTGGAGGCAGGACTTGCATACATACAGCGCAAGTACGGAGGAAATATCTGTAAGGCACTTGGCTCAAATCTATCAAGAGGGTGGTACTAATGACCGAATATGAAGAACTAACAAAGGGATTGCGCAAGCATCTTATACTCAGTGGCTTGACCTACAACGCAGAGGTACCCACCGAGCCAGTAATCACTAGACCAGTACGCGTTGAGATACTGGTAGCCTCAGTTATGGAGTATTTAAATGCAACAGGCTACGCCAACACAACCAAAATTTCATAGAGTTCGCAAGGCTCTGCGTTTAAATGACCGTGTGTATTACACGCTGTCGTACAACGCACGCAACTTTGAAGGTGCCAAATGCTTTGGAGTACCGACCGAAGTTTTCTATCCACTAACGGATAAGTTCACACCTGAGGAGGAGCGTTACATAAGGGAGCGAGTATGCGGTGGCTGCCCAGTCATTGAAGCCTGCGCCGAGTGGGGATTAGCCCACGAACGCTACGGTATATGGGGTGGAATGACACCAGTGATGCGTGATAGGGAGCGCAGACGGCGCAAGTGGGGACTAACCGACCCTGCCTTGAGCAATAATCAAAGATAGGTTAGACTAGAACAGCAAGCACCGCCTAGGTACCAGTCCCGAAAGCGGTGCTTGTTTATTTATGAAGCAGATTTATCACCAGTAATAATACGAATAGCCCAATCAAGACCAGTGTTTAAACCTTTAGACCATTCATCTTTCTCTGTAATCTTTGAGTACTCAATTTTCTGTACAAACTTTTGTACGAACGCATTGTGTAGAAGGTTAAATCTTTCAAAGAATTCATCTTCCGTCATAGTTTAAACACATTGTGCATGAGCATAAATATCTCATCAGATAAATCATCAAGAGTTCCATCGTTGTAGATGGCGCGTTTAAACATGTGATTATCTAAAGCGTGTTCACTGATATGGTCATTGACTGCAGCATGGTTGTGTCTGTTGATGCGCCACACTTCCCCGCCTTGGCTCTCAATCATGCGTGCTTCGTTAGGAAAGCGCACATCAGGAATGACAATGCGTTCCCCTTCTGCAATCTCATTGAACAAACGCCACACCCACACATCTTCATGGATTAACTTACGCCCGACTTCAGTGCCCATGACTTGTAGCAAACGGCGCACTTCATCTTTAGCCTTGGCTATCTCCCACCCATACATCTGGACTATCTCGTTTAAACGGTAACCATCGTGAAGAATGGGGTTCAACGCAAGCAACGCCTGTCTTATTCCATCTGCAAATGCCATTCGTTTAAACCCATAGTTAAGTACGAGCAACTCAGCAACTGTATCCTTACCACTGCGAGCATATCCACTCAGTCCGATAATCATTCCTGCTCCTTCTTGTATGGGTCATTCAACTGTTCTTTGTTGCAAGTCATACACCAGTAGTACTCAACTGGGTCGTCAATGCCATCACCTGCTAGTGTGCCAATCCAAAAATGGACACCAAACAGACACTTTAATCTGTTGTAATAATGCCAAAGATAAATCATTCTTGTTCCTCTTGGTTTCTAATCTCTGCTCTTGCTTCTGCGTTACTGCGAACACGCCTACGCCCACGCCACTGCGGTGCTTCGCCACCCAACCTGTCTTGCAACTTGGTTAGCGCACGCTTGACACGCTTACGCATCGCTTCTTCGGTGGCACCGTATGATTCAGCAAGCGCACCAAACTCCATACCACCATCGGCATAGCGCATACGCAGCAAGTTCCTATCGTTCTCGTTTAAACGCTCCAGTCCTGCTGCTACATCTGACAGTAGCGCCACACGATTGCCACCTTCTGAAGGTTTAGCACTGCGTGAAATGTATTCACTACTCATGTCAGGCGTATCAGTCCACCCCTCATGAGTCCACACATCACGCAACAGTTCATGCAACACCTCATGTGTATAGTAGAAACTGTCATTCATTGGTGAGCGTGACAAATGCGAGCGCTCTTTGGCAACATACTTTTGCGCTTCGTTATAGAAAGTCTTACGCAGTTTAAACTTCAGGCTTTCTTCTGCTGTCCACTGCTCCACCTTGTGCCAGTGTTCAAGCGCCCACAAAGACAAGTGCTGGTACACATCGTCAGTGGTTACAATCCCACGGTGCATGCGGTTAGCACGGGTTGCCACTTGACGGGCAACGCCGTAAATAGTTTCCCAAACTTTGTCTTGGCTATCCATCTTTTTGTTCTGCTTTCTCGTTCTTTAACTTACGCATCGCCATAAGTAAATCATCTACGGTTATGAGATAACCCTTGCTCTTATTCGGTGGAATCTCGCAGGTAATCTCACGACCAAACTCTTTAATTGCATACAGCACATGCGAGGTAGGCACCATAAGTACGCCCTGCTCCAACACAAATGCCCAGTAGTCAGCCTCAGTTACCATCACACCTGATGGTTCCCATGACTGCGACTTCATGTACCAACATTCAACTTCAACATAAAGATTGTTAGTGACCCACCACTTGCGGTCACGCTTGACTTCAACCTTCTTGCCTTGGGTTAGCAACTCCTCAACAAGTTGTTCACCCTTACGACCATAGCCAAAGTCCAAATCAAATGAGGAGTTCTTTGCCAAGTTTAAACACCTACTCGTTTGCGTAATCCCTCTGCTCCTTCAGCAAGGAACACATCGTTTACATCTTGGTTATCGGGCATGAACACGGGGAATACATTGTCCAATTCACGGGTGATTGTCTTAGCCATCTCTTTGCCTGCGTTATCACCATCGCAGAACAACATAATCTTTTCCCAGTCAGCAAGGACACGGGAGTAAAAAGGTTTCCAGTTGTTAGCACCAGGCAATCCCACTGCAGAAAAACCCACTTGCGTAGCGATGATGGTGTCTAATTCACCTTCGCAAATCACAAGGAAATCTGTATCATCATTGAGCGCCTGAACATTGTAAATGTGGGTGCTGGCTCCTGGTCTTGATAGATACTTCGGTCCACTGTCGTTGTTTAAACTACGGAAACGAATGTCAATCACACCTGATGGAGTCAAGTAAGGGATAGCCAACTTACCAAGGTAAGGTTCATGCCCTGCTTCAGGATTCGCCACGAAGCCGAGGCGGAACATACGAGCCGTTGCCTCTGCTATACCGCGACTCGCTAGATACGGTAGCGCTTCGCCTAGGCTTCCTTCGTAGTTCTCCGTTGCTTTCGCCAGTAATTCTCTCTGCGATTTTGAGAGCCTCGCCATAGGTAACTCCTTCTCGTTTCATAATGAGTGAATACACATCGCCTGCCATGTCGCAAGCAAAACATCTAAAGCCACCGTTGTCTATGTTTAAACGAGCCGACTTTACATGGTCATTGTGGAAGGCGCAACGCACTGATTGCCACCCGCCACGATTAGTAGAGATTACAAATCCGTAGTGTTCTAATACTTTTACAATGTCATGCTTAGAGGTTGGCGAGGACATCACTGAGTTTCTGAACGACATACGCTTCACCAACTCCCTTGTTGCTCGCCTTGATAATCACCAGTGGGGTAGGTGCAACGGCTAGTCGTTTAGCAACTCGGTAGTTCTCTGCCTCAATCTCTGCCTCACGAATCCAACCCGATAAATCAATGCGACCATCACGGCGTGGAGCCTTGGCTTCAACAACATAGGCACCGTTAACTCCTGGAACAAACACATCACCAACATCGTTGCGACCTGCACGAGGTAAGCGTTGTGCGTTTAAACCTTGCTCCATAAACCAGTCAGTAAGGTCAATCTCCCACGCTGCGCCTCTACGCTTGTTGCTCTTTTGTAGACTCACGCTCTCTCCTCTCTGCTGCTTCAACTGCTGCCCAGTACAGGTTGTAGTAGGCATCATCAAATGCAAACCGTTTCATGTGCTTGGCAATCACACCAGTGTGGGCATGTACGGGTATGCCCGCAGCCTTAACCTTTCGGAAGAAGGAAATGTCCTCACCAATAAACTTCTCGCCACGCTCGTTGTTCTCACCAAACCAAAACTGATTTGGGAACTTCTCGTTTAAACTTTTGAGTACGCTCTTGTGCATCATCACTAGACCCATACCCGCATTATCAACCTTTACTACTTGGTTCTTAGGTAAAGGGTGGAGATAACTAATCTCATACTCGTTGCCTGTTTCATTAAAGACACATGGCATTGGCTGCATGAGCGAGCCTTCCATATTCTTGCTAATGAAGTAGACACCACTAACTACGGGGCGTGCAACTTTGTCAGCCGTATCCCATAGAGTCTTGAGCATCTCTTTGGTTAGCACAATGTCAGAGTCAACCCACAGTGCCCAGTCAGTGTTGACCTGTTGCCACATCTCTATGGCAGCCTGTCGCTGGCGTGCAATCTGATTACCTTGAACACGGATAGCGTTATTAACTGGCACACCAACGCTTGCTGCGTGAATCAATGTGTAGACCAAGCCTTCAGTAAACTTGCCATCGGTTGTGCCGTTGTCGCACCACACGATAGATAACATCTCTTTGTTGCTATGAGCCATGGTTATGAATCCTCTTTTCAGACTTATCAATAACTGTCATTGCGTTCTCGGCTAACTCTTTAAAGTTCTCCGACATAAGAATTAGTTTTTCTGTGACTTCTTTTCTGCATCCTTCGTCACATTCTTCCCTGAGATGAGAAGCAAGTTGTTCCACATAGTCAGCAAACTGGAGTGACTCAAGCCAGATGGCAGAGGGGTTGAAGATTTTGTTTGTTGCTTCATCAACATATTCCACAAAGTTTGGAAGTTCATTCAGCAGAGTTTCCTTCAGTTCCTGTGGAATGTTCGCCTGCTGTATCGCTTCCTCCACCATCTCTGGTGTAATTGACTGTTCCGTTTTCCAAAAACTCTTTGAACTCATCTTCCGTAAGGTCCTTGCATTGACCCGTTTTCTCATCCCGCCAAACATACGCTCTCCATCCTACGGTCCAGTTAAACTCTTTTGGTATAAACATTAGTTGTGCTTTTATATCTGTAACCAGTGTCTTGGTTGGCACCGTCACAACATCTGAACTAAGTGAGCCACGCATCTGACCTTCGTTGCCTACCTCTGTCAGTGTCCATTTAGAAGTCGTCATAATCATCCTCATATTCAGGTTCGTCAAAATCAATTACAATGTCTATCACTGCCATAACAATGATTAGTGCTACGCCAACAAGTATTCCGAAGGCTGCAAGGATTGCAAGCAAAGTTTTCACGGTGCCACCAAGTCCTTAATCTGCATACTGGCAGGGTCATAGGCAAGCCATACTGGTGTAGCACCATTGGCATCGGCTGGTCCATATCGGTTCTTCACAGCACACACACCCATTGATGCAAGTTGTCCGTGTACTGTAAGGATTAACGAAGGAGTCTGCGCAATTTTGCCATGCAACGCAGAGCGTGGCGGGCAAGGATTACCATTAACACCTTCACTTGTATGGTGACACACAACGACAGCAGCGCCAGTATCTCTAGCCCACCACTTGAGTTCTCTCATAAGTGTGCGTAATCCGCCCCACTCATCTTGTCCATCAAGGGTTACATCTACTGCGTTATCAAGCACAATGAGTTCAACATCTTTACCAAGGCGCTCACGAGAAGCAAGGATTGCATCCTCAACATCTTTAAGCGTAGGTGCTGAATCAAACTCCCACATAATGTGGTCAGCAGGCTTGAGCATTTGTGCTGCCCATTCCCTGTCTGCTTCCATCATTGGTTCTACTTCTGCCTGTGTCCTACCAGTTAACATCGCAAGTAAACGCAGGCTCATAGTATGAGAGTGCGTATCTGCTGAGATGTATAGCGTTGGTACTTGCACATGCACTGCAAGTGACAGAGCAAGTGTTGATTTACCAGCCCCTGGAGGACCAGCAATCATGCTTACTTCGCCCCGTCTAAACGCTATCTGCTGCTCAAGCAGCGAGCGCCACACTGTTGGAAGCGTGGCACCCCCTGCTGATGCAGTCCTGATTGCGCGAGAAAGGAGGCGCATGAACTATACGGTTACCTTGTTTTGGCAAGCCTGACCCTGTGGCTTAGGGCAAGCGTAGAACGCCTTGTATGGGCGACCAGTAGCCTTAGCAATACCTGCTGGTACAAAACGCATTGGTCCTGAACCGCAAGCGCAGTCAGGTGCGCCTGCTGCTGGTGCTGGTTGTACTGGGCGTGGTGCTGCGGTTGTGCCGTGTACTGGCACAGCATTTGGAAACGCATCCTTGACAACTGCCATACCTTCAACAGTTTTCTCAAGGTCAACAAGCGCAGCAAGGCGCTGTGTTAGTTGGTCAAGCAACAAGTCAAGTTCAGCACCATCTTGGGCACGAAGGTTAATCAACATGCCATCCTTCTTGGTCTTGAAGTTGATTTGGATTGGTGAGTTTTCACTCATCTGTATCTTCTCCTAGTTCGGGGTATTTGTGTGATTCGGAACCATTTACTGCATAGCATGCGTGATTGACTGAACATGTACCGCACATAAAGCCTGGTTGTGGGATGAAGATGTTGTTGTCTACCGCAGTCTTAAAGCCTTTAACCTGTGAGGCTAAACGCCGTTCAGTGTAGTGAGATAAATCTACTGGCTCGGTTAACTCACCAGTACGAGCCATGAAGTAGGCACCCTTAACAGGGCGGATACCCATAGCCTTCTCGCACATAATCGCGTATGTACCTAATTGGGTGTAGGTAACAGGTGGCTTGCTTGAAGTCTTGAGGTCAACGACTACAAGTTCCCCATCGGGAGAAACCATAAGTCGGTCAAGAAATCCTTTCATCAAGACTCCACCGATTTCTACATTGAGTTCAGTTTCAATGGCTGCTTCACCACCTGACAGCAGGTATGGCTGGTACCCACTATCCTGTCTAAACTGAATCCAAAAATCCACCATCTTGGGTCCATTGTCCAACCACCACTGCGCATCCTCTTTGTTGGGATATGCCTTGGTAGCCCTGCCACCAGCACGGAACGGCATGCCGTTGTCAGCAAGACGATAGTTCTCCTCCCATCGTGCAGCAAATACTGCAGTAGGGTTGAAGTCCCCTTGAAGGGGTGGGATTGTGTCGTATATTTCTGTTGCCTCATGTAGAGATTTGCCACCTACTAGCCAGTAGGATGGGTTCTCAGGCACTTTCTGTATGCGGGTAAGGTAGAATGACCAGCCACAGTTAAGCCATGTACTCATGGCGCTGTGGGAGATGTATCCCTTCCCTGTTTTTTCTTCTAGTGTCATAGCAATAGAGGAGTTTACATGCACCTCGCTCCTCTATCCTGCGACACGCCGAGGGAACTACAAGGCTGTAATTCAAAAATCGCTATACTCCTGTTCGTGCAGAACGGGTTAAGTGTATGTGTCTGCTGAAGCGTAAGCGAAAGCAGAGCGTAGTTAAGCACAGTTATCGCGGTATTCCAACTCATGCCTGTCCCTGTGGTTCAAAAGTTTTGAAAGTCGCGTGCATCTTTGAAGATGGGGAAATCATCCTTTGGTTTACAGAAGCGGAATGTGCGCTATGTGGCGCTGAGTTGACAGCACCTACTCCACTTGATAATGTCGGCACGCCTTGAAGTAATAGGGGAAGTTATTTCAGGGTACTTTCTACTAACGGACAAATAAAAAAAGCCCCCGCTATCAAGATTTCTCTTGACGGCGGGGGTCTTTTTGTTTAAACAGTATTAAGTTATTTTGCTCTGCCGAATTCGCTCGCGGAAGGGTCCAACCACTTCAACACTGGACCGAGGAAGCCTGCAAGGGCAGCCATGCCTAGTGTTTTGAAATCGGTTTCGCCAGCGAGGTAGAGCGCGATTGCAGCCGATGCTGCAGCACGGAACCATGTGAGCGATACTTGCTTTAGTGTTTCCATTATTTGCCTTTCTTGTTAGCCAAACCATGAACCTTGCAGCAGGTGCATACTTCAGATACAACCTTTGCAGGCTTTTTCTTAGGTGATGAACCGATGGCTTCTGCCACTATCTGCTTGGCTAGGCTTGGTTGATTTTTCCACCAGAACCAAGGGCTTGTATCGTTGGCAAACTCTGGCTTGATGGAACAGTGCAGGTGTTTGTTATGCGGATTACTACCCGTATACTTTCGGTCACCCTGCTTGGCGTATTTCCGTGACCAAATCTTTCCGTTGAAGATGAGATAGTCCACTCGGTTATCTTCTTTGAGTTTCTGAAATATCTCGTGACAGTCAATTCCGTTTGCGGGGTCATGGGTTAAGTCTACCGCAAGCCCCGTATTATGGTCTGAGTTAGGACTTAGTTTTAAATGTGCAGTGGAAGGGAGTAACCCGTCTGAGGCTTTCTTGCGTAGGGGTGCAAGGGCAGTCGCCTGGCGTAGCATGGACATTGCAGCAGGGCTGGCAGACTTGGCAACCTTGGGTTTGTTCATCGGTCACTTCCTCAAAACTTCTTTGACTAGTTCGGTTAATAGGTCAACTTTGTGTTCAAGGCTATTAACCTTGTCTTTAAGACTTGACCCGCCATTGGGTTTGAGTTCCGACAAGTAGTGTTTAGTTAGATGCTTAACACCCATGGCTAGAGCGCCAATGAGGGTGGTTACGGACACGGCTATAGTAGCCCAATCAGCAGGAGTCATGTTTCTATCCTTAAGTGTTTATACGACAGTGCGTGCGGTTATCATTAAAATTCCACCATAGCCTGAGAAGTTTCCAGATGGTGGGGTTGTGCGGGTGAAAGACACCTGCTCAATCACTGCTTCAATAGGTTCTCCATCAGCAGTGAAATC